TAAATTGTATCGGATTACACATATTCACTTGACTATATAATATACCTGTGTTAATATTAACACAATCGTTCAACCCAAAAGGGTCGCAAGTAAGCCGACACGGAACGGATACGTTCATCTCAGTATGTTTCATCTAGCAGTTATTGCATCTACATTAACCTGTATGGACGCTCAGGCACTTATTGATAAGTTCTATGAGTTTAAAATAGAGGACGAGACACGAGCAGAAATGATTCTGGTTGTGATAGAAGAAACACCTGAATGCTGGGACGCAAATGCCGACTGAAGGAACGGGTTTATCCACCCTAACCTAAGGTACAAGCAAATGACGACAGTCACTTATCGTGGAGTCAAGTACGACTCTGAAGAATACAACGCTAAAGTTCTCGCAGAGAATGCACAGCGTCAGAGACACGATCTAATGTATCGTGGAATCAAAGTTAAAAGCAAGGCATCACCTTGTAGCTAACACCAAAGAGACCCCTAAATAAGGGGTCTTTTTTTGAGCCTACATAGTTAAAGTGGGAACAAATGGACAAAGCTAAACTTAAAACAGTTGTAAAGGACTTGAAATCTTTACTAACCGTGCTAGAATCAGAAGTGTATTCTGATGTTGGTGCTTATACAGCTAACCAACCTAAGGATACATTAGTAAAATCAACTTACTTAACTCTCCAAGATGACGACGGCTACACTGACTGAAGACCAACTGTTGCTAAGACAGCAAGTACTTGTGAAACTTCTTCATACATTTGGTACCACTTGCACATCCAAAGCAATCTATGCTTGTGCGGATGAGTGGATAGCAAAGGGGCATAAGATCACCAACGGTGTTGTCCCGTACTTTAGAGCGTACTATGAAGGACAAGAAAGCAGCAAAGTTAATTATCAAAAGGAGTAAAGAACATCCAGGATGGTATACTGAACAAGAAGTATACTATGCTAAGATGATTAAGAAAAGAATCAAAGCAAACAAACTTCGTAATGCATTAAAAGATGAGAGTGGAAGCGGAACTAGTTGAACCTATCTTTCCTTTGCCATTAGCATACTATAAGTATCCTGATGACAAGCATAAGGAACTGTTAGATGCAACTAGACAAGCAATTAAAAAGGTGCAACCTGGCTTCGCAAATGAATGTGAGCAAGGTAAGTTAACGCATTTTTATCAGCATAAAAAGGAGCATTTGTTATACGATAATGACGATGAAATCTTCCAACACTTTCACGACTGGTTGGAGGAATGTTATGGTGACTATGTGATTAACGTACAAGGTTGGATGATGACAGAGAAAACATTCATCACTGATTGTTGGGTTAACGTTACTAAGGAAGGTGGTAGTCAAGTATTACATTCACACGCTAATGCATTTGTGTCTGGTACATACTATCTTTGTATGCCTGAGGATGCTGGACAAATAATGTATATCAATCCTTGTGCAATGGCTAACAGACCTTACTTTGGATTTGATAACTGTAAAGCTACGATGTATAATGAGGCACAACACTTTGGTAACTGTCAAGAACAGTATCTCATTTTATGGCCAAGTAATCTACCTCATATGACCACAACTAATGGTGATGCTACTAGAGTTTCTATCTCTATGAACTTTATGCCACAGGAATTCCTAGCTGGTGCTTATAATTTTAAGGTGACTAAGAAGTGAGAATAGCACCTAATAGAATTGACTTACGTAGTATGTTTGCTACACCTCTTGGTACATATAAAATGCCTGAGGATAAGCACGAAGAATTTAAGGTTGCTGTACGTGAATCATTAAAAAAATCTGACGTAAGAATTAATGATGCAGCACCATCTTTAAAACATTATTATCAGAAGAGTGCAGAGCATTTACTGTATGATAATGATGAACCTATCTTTAAATATTTTCATAGGTGGTTGGAAGAATGTTATTGTGATTTTGTTATAGATGTACAAGGATATAATAGTTCACAAGATGTGTTTGTTACTGACTGTTGGGTTAACGTAGCAGCAGAGGGTGGTCATCAAGTGATGCACTCTCACGCTAACTCTTTAGTGTCTGGTACTTACTACGTACATATGGAAGGGCAGTGTGGTGATGTGGTGTTCTGCAACCCTTCAAATTCTGCTACTAAACCTTACCTAGAACATATGACATTGAAAGACTCACCGTTTAGTACTGCACAAGAGATAGGTAATGCAAGAGAAGGACATCTTATATTATGGCCAGGTCATTTAAACCATTACACCTTGCCAACTGGAGCAAATTCTGCTAGAGTATCAGTCTCAATGAATTTTATGCCACAGGTACTCACGTATGGTGGATACAACTATAGATTAACAAAAGATGGGTAGAGAACGAGTCATTGAAATGTTTCCTAAAGCATTAGGTGTTTATCGTTGGGATAATACTGATGGACATAAGCAACTTAAGGAGACGGTGAGAGAAAAGATGAAGACCAAGGAGATCGATGGTTCTCCTGTGTCTAAAGATATATTTCACTTCTGGAATAAGAGTGGAGAGAATTTTCTAGATGAAGATGCACCTATCATTAAAGACTTTGAAAAGTTTTTGGGTGAGAGTTACTTAGATTTTATGAGGGGTGTTCAGAAGTGGGATGTGGTTGATGAGTATATTATTACTGACTGTTGGGTTAATGTTACACGTCAGGGAGGGTGGCAGTATAAACACAGTCACGCTAACTGTTTTATCTCAGGTACTTACTACTTAAATTTTCCTGTTGGTGCTACTGGTATTACCTTCCACGCACAGACAAAAGAGAAGAGTGATCCGTACCTAGCATTAAATCCTAAGGACATATGTCAGTTTAACAGTGAGTCCTTGACTATGATGCCAGAGGAGGGTATACTCTTCCTATGGCCAAGTCAACTTACACACGAGTGTAAGATCCTGACCACTGACGTACGTAGGGTATCAATTTCTATGAACTTTGTACCTGCTGAGTTAGATACTGGCATCTATCGTTTACGATTATCACGATGAAACCATCAAGAGCAATCAGAAAGGCACTTGAAAAACCTTGGTTGTATACCACGGAGGAGATGGACAAGTTACAAATGTCTCTCAAAGAGATTGAGAGAGACAGAGAAATGGAGGTCTGGATCCGTCGTACTAAGCAAGGGTTCTATAACAAACCGAAACCAGAATGAATGTAAAACTTGTTTCCGTCACTCCTGACGCTGAAAAGACAATGGGTTACGTGGCGAGAGTCAGTAACCCTAAGAACCAAGACAACCCTAAGGTCGCAGGACTCCTAGGGTATTGTATTAAACACGGTCATTGGTCTGTATTTGAACAGGCACATATGACATTGGAGATTAATACTACAAGAGGACTGGCAGCTCAGATACTGAGGCACCGTAGCTTCACATATCAAGAGTTCTCACAACGCTATGCTGATAGTAGTTTGTTGGGTGATACTATTCCACTTCCTGAATTGCGTAAGCAAGACTTGAAGAACCGTCAGAATTCTACTGATGATATGGATGATAGAAAGGTGAAGTGGTACAACTATAGAATGCAAAAGCATTTCAAAGAAGGTATGAAGTTGTATCAGAATATGTTGAAGGATGGTGTTGCTAAGGAATGTGCACGGTTTGTACTACCTTTAGCTACCCCTACCCGACTCTTTATGACAGGTAGTGTTCGGTCTTGGATACACTACATAGAATTGAGAAGTGGTCACGGTACACAGAAAGAGCATATGGATATTGCCAATGCTTGTAAGGATGTATTTCGTGCACAGTTTCCTATAGTATCGGAGGCATTAGGATGGACTGGTTGAATGATATTAAAGTATGGGATGATGTTCTAGATCAAAAGGCATTGTCATCTATCTTTAGATATCTTTCACAAGGTTTCTACTCATTGCAGCGAGCTAATGATGCTGATGCTTGCGATAAGGCAAGACATTTTCTAGCACAAGATAGAAGTGAAGAGGAGATAAAAAACTATCAACTTGAATACGTTCAAGATATGATGAAGCACGATCCAATGGATCCAATGCGATCAGCAGATCTATACTGGACACGTATTCATAAAGGTGATCCTAGTTGCAACAAAGAAGACGAAGACTTATGCAAGGCATTGTATGAGGCACTTACAAAGGTCTGTAAGGTGCCACCATATGAATCCTTACCAAATGTATATACAAATCTTCTACGCTCTGGAGACCGTCCTAAGGCACACGTAGACAACGTGAGTCCTAAGAATCGTACGGTAATGTTCTATCTTAATGATGAATGGAACCGTGACTGGGGTGGTGAGACTATCTTCTATGATCTTAATGATGAGATCACTAAGGCAGTCTTACCTAAACCAGGTCGAGTAGTATCATTCGATGGAAGGATACCACACTCTGCTAGACCACCTCTTACAGCAGCACACAGACCTAGATACATTACAGTAATGAAATTCTAATGCCCCTCTACGAATTTGCAAATAAAGATAATGAATCTGTTGGGGAATTGTTCTTGACGCTAGAGCAACGAGAAGATTTCCTAAGACAGAATCCTAATCTACACGTGGTACCAGGTAAGTTAAGGTACGCAGCACATAAATCTGCTGAATCTTTCCCTAGCTATCCTGATATGGATAATGAAACTAAACCAGTAGAGGAGAGATGTGGTAACTTTAAACCACCTGTTCCAGCATCTTGGAATGACAGTGATGAAGATAGTGGTAAGACTGGGATCAAGATCACAGACAAACGTAAGGTGAAACGAAGTTATTTTGATGAAGATATTAAAAAGTATGGTAAGATAGTTGGAACTCCTAAGATGCTAGGAGATAGTTCAACCGACTTCCACGTTGATAAAGTTGACTCTGACCAACCTATCACTCCACGTGAAGAGTATGAGTACAATCAAAAGATGGAGTCGGAGGATAAAAAGGGTCAAGCAGAACGCAGAGCAGGGATGAAAGGTCTTACTGCTGATAATCCTTTAGAACTCTCTGACTCTCAAGAACTTATGCCTTGGGAAAAGGGATTTGCTAAGGCAAATAAGAAAGTCTATGACGAAGCATCAAATGTCGATCAAAACCGTATCAAGGAGGACAAACATCGTGAACGTGTTAAACTTGGACTTGAAGAGGAGGACTAAATAAATTATGCCTACTTATCCAGTAAAACATAAGGAAACAGGTGAGACAAAAGTTCTCAACCTGACAATGAAAGCCTACGATACTTGGCGTAAAGAAAACCCTGACTGGGACAGAGACTGGTCAGAAGGTTGTGCCAGTATGGGAGAAGTAGGTGATTGGCGAATGAAAACCGATGGAGGATGGAATGAAGTCTTACATAAAGTAAGTAAACAACCTGGTGCCAACGTTAAACCATACAAATACTACTAAATGCCACGCAAAAAATCCGTATCCACTCTGTCCACTAAGCAGATGAAACGTACTAAGCCTATTAACACAGAACTATTAAAAAATATAGAACCTCTTACTCCTGCACAGGAGTCGTTATGGGAACAGTATGCTCTTGGAAAAAATCTAGTTGCTTATGGATGTGCTGGTACTGGTAAGACATTTTGTCTCTTGTATCAAGCTTTGAAGGAAGTCTTGACAGAGAGTACACCTTATGAGAAAATCTATATTGTAAGGTCACTAGTCCCTACTAGAGAGATTGGTTTCCTTCCTGGAACACACGAGGATAAATCATACTTGTATCAGGTTCCTTACAGGAATATGGTCAAGCATATGTTCTCAATGTATACGGACAAGGAATTTGAAACGCTTTACGATGACCTCCAAAGACAGGAAACGATTAGCTTTTGGTCTACTTCTTTTCTACGGGGTACGACTCTTGATAATGCTATTGTAATCGTAGATGAATTCGAGAACTTGAATTTTCACGAATTAGATAGTATAATGACAAGAGTTGGCGAGAACAGCAAGATCTTTTTTGCTGGTGACGCTAGTCAGTCCGACCTACTTAAGGTCACAGAACGCACTGGCATTCTAGATTTTATGCAGATCCTACAAGGTATGCCTGAGTTCAGCAAAGTTGAGTTCGGTCTTGAGGATATCGTGAGGTCTGGTCTTGTTAGATCGTATCTGGTCTCCAAGATCAACCAAGGTTATGATGAAAACATTTGATTTATCTGAACTAATTGACTCCGTAAACCTGAAGAGACAAATGGTAGAAGGCAAACGCCTTTATGCCGTGGAGGATGCACACTATCCTTCAGTCACTACAGTATTATCTAATCAGAAAAAGAAGAAAGCCATCATTAGAAATTGGCGAAAGAAAGTTGGTGCTGCTGAAGCAGATCGAATCACAAAGCGATCTACTACCAGAGGTACCAACTTTCACGCTATCTGTGAGGATTATCTATTGAACAAGTTAGATCTAGAGAAGCATAAAGATTCTCCTCTACCTGTTCAGATGTTTCGTACTTCACAAAACGTTATAGATAGAATAGATAGACCTCGACTCATTGAGTCGATGCTATGGTCTCACAAACTACAGATTGCAGGTCAGGTTGATTGTATTGCTGAACTCGATGGAGATTTATCTGTCATTGATTTCAAAACATCTAAGTCACCTAAGAGACAAGACATTCTGGATGGATACTTCACTCAGATGTGTGCCTACGGTTATATGTTTTACGAAAGATATAACATAGAGGTAAAACAGTTCGCTGTTATTGTTGCCTGTGAGGATGGTGAATGTCAGTTGGTTAAGACTACTGATAAAGAACCATACTACATCAAGTTAACTGAGGCTATAAAAGAATATGAGATGACTTATGCCACAGCCACCTGAAGACATTGAGAATAAATTTATGACTGCTACAAAATTTGCTGGTGAAATTGAAAAACTAGTTGCAGATAACAATGATATGAATTATATCGATGCCATTGTACATTTCTGTGAACAGAATAGTATTGAGCTAGATACTATTAACAAATTAATTTCTAAACCCTTAAAAGAAAAACTTAAGTTCGATGCACAGCGTCTGAACTTTATGAAAAGAACCTCTCGTGCTAAACTGACATTCTAATATGGGATTCCAAGATTCTGAATTTGTACAACAAGAGATTAAATACATTAATACATTACAAGATCGTCTAGCACAAATGACGATGGCATTTCCAGAGCTTGACGCTGATGAGAAGGAAGAGTATATTGAAATAGTAGAGACACTATTAAAGAAACAGAGAGTTCTCTGGGCACGAGTAGAATTGTGTAAGAGTGATGACCCTGTTGCTAGGCAGATGGCTACTGATGTTCGTAAAGTTATGAACGCTGTTGGTATACCTAGTAGTGTTAGTGTGTCTGAAGTGTTTAACAATATAGATCAAATGATTGTAGCGTTAAAGAAAACTGTAGCGGAGATGTAATGCAGGTTTGTAAAAAATGTGGTGCAACTTGGATAGATGGACAACACTATTGGTCAACAGGTAAGGTCGGTGATCCACACGATCTAGCAGGTTTAGTATGCAATCGCTTCTTCGATAAAGATTGCATCAATCCCTGTCTGGGTAGTACTTCTGGACAGACGTGGGAAATCCGTAGGCAAATGCTTGACAGGATGGATGATAACCCTTATAATTAGTAGGTCGTTATTCGGTATAAGTTAATTACCTATGACAATATCACAAAACCTGGGTATCCCAGTAAGTGACGCAGACTTTCTGTGTGCACACTGGAGACCTGAGCACTGTGATCCTCGCAACTGGGAATACATCCCCTCCACCTATGGTGTAGAGGGTGTTACTCTTGTTGGTGATCCTCATATGAGGCTATGGAGTGATACTCCAGACACTTTCAAGAATCCAGGTCGATACAAATTCAGTGCAAGTAATGTTCTCGAACTTCAAAAAGTAATCGAGAATGAAGGAGTCAATCCTAAGATTGGTTCCATCGTATACTACGACGTTGCCGATGACTCATCGTGCAACGGTGAACACAGGAGAAACCTCTCTTATACTTTGCAGATTCCTGGTTGGATGATGCAAGGAGTTAAGTTTGATTCTCCCGAAGCAAAGATCCGCTTTGCTGTTAAGTCTAACAATCGTGACGAGATCACGCACACCAACTCATCTAAAGACGATGTAAAGTCTGCTGCGATTGAAATCTTGAAGCGTGTTGAAGGACTAACAGATAGTCAGATCATTGATGAGGTGAAGGACTTAGGTCATCACCTACCTTATCATCAGCAAAGGGATATCTGGCAGTCTATTCAGACTCAGCTACGATATAACAACAAGATCGTTGGCGGTGAACGCTATCGCTCTTATAATAAGGATCTAATTCAACCTTATCTTGATACTCTCAAGGGTAGAGACCCTTGGATCGAGGACTTCCTGAACAATGATGATGAATACACCATCTACATTCAGGTTAATCACTTTGAGTCACGTATTGGTGCTATAATGAGTCTTGCTTCACTCGCAGTGAAGGAGGGCAAACCAATACACTTTATCTTTAGTGTACCAATCCCTCAGTCCAAAGAAACCTTAGCAACTAAACGCTTTAAATTCTTTGAGAACCACATTGCGAGTCTAGAACAGAGACTTATGGATCTGTCTGGACTAGGTGAACTACATCGGAAGAACTTCCCTTGGAATCACCCTGAGGCACAGCACAGATGTCCTGCACAAGACACTGAGAATGAGAAAGATGAACTAGAAAATAGTCTCATCTATGTGAAAAATAGGCACTTCAACTAGCCTAAATAATAGGGAGGACTTGTCCTCCCTTTAACCAAATCCTAATCAATCTGAGGTAATCTAATGTCATTTTCGACACTCAAAAAGCGTTCAAGTACATCACTTGAAAAGTTAGTTCAAGAAGCAGAGAAATTAAATAAGCAAGGTCCAGGTGCAGACGAACGTTTCTGGAAACCAGAACTCGATAAGTCTGGTAACGGTTACGCAGTCATTCGTTTCCTTCCAGCACCTGACGGTGAAGATCTACCGTGGGCAAAGGTTTATTCCCACGCATTTCAAGGTCCAGGAGGATGGTACATTGAGAACTCCTTGACCACAGTGAACAAGAAGGATCCAGTAGGTGAAGTCAACCGTAAGTTGTGGAACTCTGGTATCGATTCTGATAAGGACATAGCACGTAAGCAGAAGCGTAAGCTTTCTTATTACAGTAACATCTATGTCGTTCGTGATCCAGCACACCCTGAGAATGAGGGTAAGGTATTCTTATACAAATTTGGTAAGAAGATCTATGATAAGATCACTGCTGCAATGCAGCCTGAGTTTGAAGATGAGACTCCTATTAATCCTTTCGATCTATGGGAAGGTGCTAACTTCAAGTTAAAAATTTGTAAGGTAGCGGGGTTCTGGAACTATGACAAGTCTGAGTTTGATTCTGTTAGTGCTCTTGATTCAGATGATGCTAAATTGGAAGCCATCTGGAAGGAAGAGCACTCATTGACTGCCTTCACTAATGAAGACCAGTTCAAAACATATGAAGAGTTGCAGACTAGGTTGAATGAAGTACTCGGCACTAACAAACGTGCTGCTGTACCAACAGTAGATGATGAAGAGTATGAACCTGTTGCAGCAGTTGCAGCAGCTACCCCTACTCCAGCAAGTAAAGCAGTCGCAGATGATGACGATCAACTGTCATACTTTGCTCGACTAGCAGAAGAAGAGTAAATTAGTTTACATATTACACGATACCCCGAAAAAAATTCGGGGTATTTTTTTGCCCTTAAGGTTTTTTATAATGCTGATCTCTTCAGTGTCATACTGATGGTATCAGTAGATTTTTTATATGGAAGTTGCAACTTCATCTCTTCGATGAATTCACGTAGGTATCTTGTACGTAAGATGTATATATTTCTTCTCTTATCATTCTCTCTTGTCTCCCACTCGTGGTGAGTGACAGCATCTACTATTGATGCACCCTGAAGTGTGACTAGTGATCCAGTTGGATCTCTGTATCTAAAACTATCTCTAATTAATTTCTCCCAACCTGATGTGTTGGTCATTAATCTATTCAGTTTATACCTGAACTTGTTACCATCTTTATCCATCCACGTTGGTTCTGTAAATGTAGAAGCATTGAAGTTAGTAACTGTAGCTTGAGCACTAGTATCAAACCCAGTCAATAACATATCATTTGTCACTGGATTACTAGCATCCCAAGAAGTTAATTTGATACCCATAGTGGTACCGTTGTAGCTAGTTACTTCTCCTGCTGCTCCATTAGTGAACGTTACTGCTTCCCCTACTGCAAAAGTGGTACTACTTTCGACTACTGGTATGTTAAAAGTTGCGTGTATCTCTGGCGTATCTGTGGTACCACTTTGACCTGCCATAGAAAGATACCTAATAGACCCGTACGATCCCTGATTATCAACAGTAACAGAGTCGATGCTAAGACCACGTACTACAGTAGCTGTTGCACCACCACCAGTAGTATCATTTACATTATTGGTAAAGGTAATGCCACTGGCACCGTATACTTTTGATGTATCAATGAAGTTAATACTTGTGAAACCAAAGTGATCGTAAGGAGGACCACTATTTCCTGGTTGATACAACTGGAAGAATACATTAGGAACCTTAAGGTTCTCAGGTATCTCAAAGTCGTATGGTTCTAGGTTACCTGAACCTGTACCGTTAGGAACAGCTTCAATAACAACACCCAATGTAATCCAAGCACTGTGATCTGGATCTGTATCAGTTGTGATCTGATATCTTAAACGAAGTTCTTCTACACCTGGAATGTCTGGTGTTTCACCACCATTATTACCATTACCACGGATAGCATACACCCGAACAGTATTGTAGTTAGTCATATCAACTTTGTTCAAGACAACACTTCTTTCACCCCAACTATCTCCTAGTCTTAGGTGTGTGCTGCCCACATTAAAACCACCCCACGCACCTTGACCAGTACCATTAGGTGCAATGGTTGCACCATCACCGAACTCGTGGATGTTAGATGCGTCCGTTGTGTCGTAAGATGTACCATCAAGACGTACGTCTATGACCTGACCATAAGTCATTGAGTTTACATCTTTATCAATGATAGCTGTAGCAGATTCACCTGCCATACCACCAGTTAGTGTAACATCAGGTGGATATGTGTATGCTTCACCACCACTTTGAATATCAAATCTCTTAAGGTATCCTGTTGCACTCATCACTGGTGTAACAGTTGCACTTACTGTTGGGAAGTCACCGTTACTTGTTTGTGGAGCTTCTACTAATAGGTTGGGAGGGAATTCATATCCTTTACCACCATTTAATACAGTAACTTCTTCTACTACTAACTTCCTTTGTATCTCTACTTCGATAGCACTCTCAGGTTTGGGTGCGTCACCATCCATAGCATCATTATACTCTGTCCAGTATGGTGCTTTGTAAAAGTCTTCACCAACTCTTTGACCAGCAGGTAACACTACATCACCAGCAGTATTCTTTACTTCATTAGTTTCGTAATGCCTGATGTCAAATGGTGCATCATATTTCTTATTAATATAATCCTGTAGTACAGGAGTAGGCATTGGCCAATCAAAGTATGGATTGATTATATTATTTGACAGTAGGATAACCCAGTCGTAAGAAGAACTCCCGTAGATTTTTTGTGAGACTAGATCTGGACGGTCAGCATCTGTTATAGTATATTTTTTGTAGTATACTAAACTATCCAATGCAGCATCGGATATCTTGAATCGTCTGAATATATTTTTTGCTGTAACATACTGTTGCTCAGACCACGGGAACTTAATAGGTCTAACAGCAAGAGATATGTTAGGTAGCTTCTCGAAGTATGCCATTAGTAATACTGTTCTGAGTAGTTGAATGAATCACCATAGTCTTCACTCATAATTGCTTTAAGTTCTTTGAATTGTAATTGTAAAGCGGTAGCTGTAGGAGCACCGTCTTCTAGTGTTGACCAAGAACCAGCAGCAGTATGATTAACTTGAATACTGGTGAGAGCACACGCTTTTATTTTATTTAACCAAGGGTTATCTTGACTACCAGTTTTATATTGTATCCTAAAGACGTGTGGTACTGTAGTAAACCATCCTCCTTTGGCTAGTTCTGGTGCTGATGCTTTCTTAAACTGCCAGATCATTTCTTTAATGATCCTTGATTCTCTTTCGTTTCTAGGTACTAACAACCATCTGAAGTTGAATGTTCTTAGTCCTACTTTACTAAACATTACTTCTAGGTTAGGGTTAATTACTTGACCTATAAGACCACCAGTAATATTATCTGTATCTACTCCTGATAAAGCTTGTCCTGCGTTTGCAGCTGCAGCTGTTATTAGTGCTGGAAGTGTCTCGTTCACCTTAGCTAGATCACCAGCAGCTTCTTTTACTCCAGTCCAAAAATCTCCAGCTCCAGTAGAACCTATTACTGTACCTGCTGCTCTCAATGCAGCTAATTGTTGGGGTCCAAAAGTAGCTTCACTCCACTCTCTAGTTGCATCTTGTGCAATATCTTCTGGCATATAGAGTACCATCTTCTTGTACGTACCAGAATCAAATTCACCAGCACCTAGTCCAGTTATATCATAATCAGAGAAGATACCACCGTAATTATTACCACTATTATCTCCCAAACACTTTGCCTTCCTAAATGGAGGACTGTATTTGTAGACACTAAACATTATATAATCATCCGCAGTCTCTACCTTGTCAAGTGGAAACCTTAACGATGCGTTACTTGATGATAATATTTCAGCTATGTTCATTGAATCTTACGTTTGGCACGGAACCTAAATTTTGTCGCAGGATCATTCTTTAACCAGACAGACTTAGATGGGTAAGGAGTTTCTAAATTTCCTCTTGACTTAACAAATCTTTCTATTGGCATATAGATTGCTGAATCCCAGTCTGTCTCAGCAATTTCTATGAATAGACCACCTGTCACATCTTTACGCTTGTATTTATGGATAACTTTTCTAGGTACATCTATCTTACCCTTTAAAAGAGCATCAATTGTTTTCAATCTCTTCTTGGGACTGACATAATGTAGGTTAGCCATATAAAAATGGTCTTGTTTTTTACTTAACACTACACCTACTGGTAGTTGATCGTAGAAAGGTAGGTATTGTTTAGTTGCCTTGGCATCGTACTCAAACAGTACCATAGTACCTACTCTTGGTGTGTACCTGACACCATTACCATCGTCAGTATTTGATTGTTCTCTAGCAATGATCTGATCTTTGGTTGTGTCTGAGTAAGCAGAACGCAATGCTACGGAGGCTGCCTTAGTCCACCAAGCTTCTGATCTGTCTTGACCATCTTGTGCTTCTTCTAGTTTTTCAAAAACGGAGTCCAAGTTCTTTTTCTGTGAAGACTAAAAATTCTGCTTGTCTTTTTCTACAATA